ACTTCCGTGCTACCGGCTGTCCTAGGAGATAAGATTCTGGTAACTTCGTCAATTGTTAAACCCTTTTCTTGAGCAATTCTTTGAATCAGTTTAGTAGCAATACCTTGCGCTTGTGCGCGTGATTTTTCTGCTTCAAAAGTAAACTTACGTTCAATTACCTTAATATGTCCATATTTAGCTAAGTATAAACCTTCTACTGGATTGCCATCATTGTCAGATACGCCAACCCATACGATTTCAGGTAACTTTTTGCCAATAATAAAATTAAAATTCATACTAAATCAAACTCCAATAGTTCTTGTAAATCTGCATAAACTTCCCTGGTGGCGGATTTTGCCACAGAATCTGGTATTTTAATTGTAAAAGTGTTAGATTCATTGCTTACTACAATTGTACCAGATAATCCACCACGAAACATAGCAGCACCACATCTAAGTACATTACGTTCTTTGCGGCAATTAATTAATACTGCTAAACTTTTAGTGCTATCTGCCAAAATATCTAACATTTTTATTAGCTAAAATCATCAAAGCAGAACGGTGGATACCACTCAAAATAGTCACCTTGGAACAGCAAGTTAAACGAAAATCTTTTAACTTCGTTTTGGTTAGCTGGTAGAGCCAAGTTACTTATTTTAGCTATTCCTGCAAAACGTTCACCGTCCGGCATTGTTACAGCTGCATAAATATCTCTACCATAAAGTAGATTGGAAAATATACCAACTGGTTTTATTATAGTCTCTAATGCCTTATCTCCAGTTAGTGCTATGCCATTAACGGTACAACTTTTTGTCTGTCTAATAAAAGTATTTTTAACACCACGTCTAGTTCTAAAATCCGTAGTCTCTACCTGCACTTCTTGAGATGATAAATCTATAGCTTGTACGCCATTCAACGGCATTACACCTTCTACTACTTCTGCTAAATCGCCTTCGTTTATTATGTGTAATAACGGGTATACTTCTACTTGAGTTTGTATATTATCTATTGTTGTATCATTAACTAAAATAGCTTGTTTTCTGTAACCTGGTACGTACCCAAAGTTTGGGTCTCCAAAAGATAGACATGTACCAGCTTTAAGTTCAACATCAAAGAAACTGAAAAGAGTTAAATAGTTATACCCAATAGTAGAAGTAGCATTACAAAATACTTCAAACTTTGGTATATCACTACTCGTCTCTCCAGTTACCTCGTTTACTGGTAGTAATTTAACCTCTAAACAACAACCGTTTAGAGGTTGAGGGTTTAACCAGTCCACATTAATGCCCTCCTATTTTAAGTGGAAGCGGTTGTAAATGTCCAAGAGTTATCATCTATACCAGCAAACCCAACTACAGCAGTAGAACTAATTAACACATAGTAATTTGTATTACCAGTTAAGTCTGAAGCAGGGTTAATGGTTAGTGTGTCGTTAGCAATAGTTGTTGTGGTACGAGTTAAATCAGTAGATATAGTTGTTGCTGGATTGCTTGCTAATACTATAGTTGCAGTTCCACCAGTGCCAAGTGTAATAGCTTGATTAAATTGTGCAGTTAAATTATCACTTACCACAAATCCAGTGCTATTTACGTCTGGAGTTAAGTCAATAATAAATGGACTATTGTAGTCATAAGGTGTATACCAAGCAAAAGTTCTACCTTGGTAAGTAAGTGTAAAACTATACTTTTTGACTTCGTTTTGGTTAGCAGGAAAGTTAAGAGCAGTAATGTTAGCAAACCCTTCAAAACGTTCACCGTCTGGCATGGTAGCAACTGCAAAAACTTCACGTCCAAACAAATATCCAGTAAAAGCACCAACTGGTTTAACTATAGTTTCAAGTCCTTCGTCACCTGCTAAAGCAACGCCAGAAATAGAGAAACTTTTAGCAGTGCGCACTATCGCTGTTTCTGTACCGGCTCCAGAACCAAAGTGAGTTGTATCTACCATGGTTTCTTGGTTAGCCATATCCATTGTCTGAATACCACTTAAAGGTATTAACCCTACAATAAAATCAGCTATAGCGCCAGCTTGTATAGGTCTAGACAAAGGGCTTATAGTAATAGAACTTGCGGTAGAATCAGTTAAACTAACGTCATTTAAAACTATAGCTTGCTGACGGATTTTAGCAAACACCAATGAAGGAATTTGTGTTGGTGCGTCAGAAGAAAAAGATAATGCAGTTCCAGCTTTAATAACAGTAGTACCAGTAATTGTGCCACCGGTATTAGTGTTAGCACGTACTGTAAGCGTACTAGCTCCAACTGGATTATCAGTAGAAGTGACGGTAATAATGCGTCTAGTTACAGAACGACTAGTTGTACCAAAAGTCGCATTTATACCAGGTAGAGCTAACTCCAGGCTGTAATCCTGGAGTATTTGTGATGCGGTAGCTAAAGGCATATTAAACTCCTAAACTCCTATAAACTTAATTAGGCAAAAGCTGTATAGGGTTGAGTCCAAGTAAATTGTCTACCTTGGAATGCAAGTGTGAAACTATACTTTTTAACTTCGTTTTGGTTGGCAGGGAAGTTTAACGCATATATTTTAGCTACGCCTTCTAGCCTTTCTCCATCAGAAAAAGTAGCAGCAGCATAAATTTCACGATTAAATAAATTACCTGCTAAAGCACCAACGGGTTTAATTACTGTTTCAAGTGCTTCGTCAGCCGCTAAAGCTACGCCAGATACAGAGTAGTTTCTATTTACTCGTACTAAAGCGGTTTCAGTGCCGGCTCCGGATAGGAAGTGGGTGGTATCTACCTGAGTTTCTTGGTTGTTTAAGTCAAGAGTTTGGATGCCAGTTAAAGGCAGAAGTCCAGAAATAAAACTAGCTGTAGCATTAGCGGTAATACCACGAGACAAAGGCGCTATATTAATAGAAGTTGCAGTAGTGAGTATTTGCTTGTCTTCTAAAATTACTACCTGAGATCTAAATGCTTCTCCAGTTGCTTTAAATGATAGCACATTACCAGCTTTTAAGTTAGTAGCTGTACCTGCGGTAAGAGTGATAGTTGTGTCTCCTACGGCACGCGCAATAGTGCTAGTAAAAGTAACAGAAGTAGTAGTTCTGTTAGAAACACCAAGTGTATTTAAAGGTAATAAAAAAACTTCTAAACTGTAATCTTGTAAAATTTGAGAGGCGGTAGCTAATGGCATATTTCACCTATTTTTTGCGACTATATCTATTTCTAAAGTTGCCATTTTGCAAACATAGCTTATTATAAAAATAAGTTGTTAAATTCTTGTAAAAACGACTGGATCTTTGATTAAAATCCGAGCCTGCTCAATGGTTTCGTTAGTAAATGGAAAATGCGTAATTTGCGCTATAACAAAATTTTTCTCTATCTTAGAAATAGCTTGTACCAACTTTGAATCACGTTTATAGTTTTTGAGTACCACTTCCCATTTCTGGTCTTTATATTTTTGACCTGCGCTAGAGTTTTTTGCATATCCTATAGGGTTTTGAGTAATTAAGCACTCTAATCCAGAACTAGTAGAAGGTGGTGCAGAACTAGACCCATAAACCCATATACTAGGTGTATTATTGTTATACACACCTAATTCAGTTAACAATATCTGTCTTAATCTGTTATTAAGTTCTGCTGCTGTCATAATTTAATCGTGTTTTATATTATAAGAATTATACAGTTCTTTGGTATCAACAATATCACGTGGGCTAGTAACAGTTTCTCCGTTAGAACGTCTAGTTGGTCTATCCCAATTCCAGATATCTGCTTCTATATTTTCTTGGCAAGATTCTCCAAAACTTTCAGCCATAGCTTCAAAAGCGTCTTTAATTGAATTAGATTTTGCTAACTCGTTTTGTAACTCTTTTATAAACTCAAATTCTTCTATAGTTGTGTTAACCCACGGTCTAGCAGGTGCGGCAGCACCATCATTCCTAGTATATCCTTCATGGACATAGGCTGCGTATCTAGTATTCCAAGATAAAGTTGTACGTTTATTCCTAGGTATGTTTAAATTATTCCATTTAATGTCCATATATTTATAGTTCCATATAAGCACTTTATGTTAGAAGACATTCAATTTGATGATAATGAAGCGCTATTACTAGAGTATTGTACTACTAAAAGTATTGCCCTACGCAACAAAATAGTAGAACTTAATCTAGGGCTGGTTTATTCTGTTGCCCACCGGATTAAAGATAACTGCTCAGTCCCACTAGAAGATCTAATTCAAGTTGGTAGTATAGGCTTGATTAAAGCTGTTGAACGTTATGATCCTTCACGTTCTAGAAAGCTGTCTTCTTATGCTTTACCAAGCATCAATGGTTCTATATTAATGTTTTTGCGGGATAAATCTCGTATCATTAAAGCACCACGTAAATTACAAGATATTTATCAGCGTATTAAAAAATATTCCAAAAAACATTCTGTATCTCAAGATACCGCTATCTATATGCTAGGTATTCCGGTACATTTAGCATACGAGTCTAAGTCTGCTTATTTAGAGAACTACCAAGAAATAGAGCGTATTACAGAAATACAGTTAGAAGAACCAGTAGACTGGGATGAAGTTCTTTGTTTGTTACCTCTAGAACATGCACGGATAATACAATTACTACATTTACAAGGATACAAATGTCATGAAATACGCAAAATGTTAAATATATCAAATATACAAATTAGAATACTAGAATCAGAAGCTATAAATATGCTTAAATTAATAATGATAGAAAAACCGTAGCCAATAGACTACGGTAAACAGAAAGGTGCAATTAATTAGGCGTTACGTAATGCCCAGCAGGCGGCTGGACGGAATGATTTAAACTCGTCTTCCCCTACCAGCCACTTGCCTAGGTACTCGATTATGGGAAGACCCTCCCTCCCATCTTCATCAGTTACTAGCCAGTAACCGCGAAAAGGCTTAATAGTAAACCAGTCATTTTCCCGTGGGGTAAAACCACGAGGTCTTTCTGGATAGTCAATATCCTTGTTGTCTGTTCTAGGTCTTTCGGGATAGTCAACGTCTTGAAACATGATAATTACCTGCTTGGTTACTTGATATTTTTAATATATCAGCTAACTTTTGGAATGTCAAGGGGTTTTAGAAGAAATTCGCAAAATAGCTAAACTGCTGTAGGAACGGTAATTGTACCTCTAAAAAAAGTTCCTCTTGCTTGCGTATAGGCGTTAATGCGGTTTTGTGTAACTGCTATAAACTTCCAAACACCTTCTAAAATAGTGCCGTCTAAATTAGTAAGTTTAGCAGTTCCAACTCTATCTAAAGTAATAGCAGCAGGCATTAGCTTAGGATTAGACAACCTACCTTTAACGTAAATTACAGAAACTCCAAGATTACCAGGTGATTCTATAGCTTTAGTTTTATTGTCTTCCGTAGCAGAACATATAAGCGTAGTAACAGTAGTTGATTGTATATAATTGCCAGTTTCTGGATCTACGGAAAAAGCACCAGAGCCAATGTTGAATTTAAGTTCTAAGTTATTTGTACTAAAATAATTAGTGGGTAGATGTTGTAGTGCAGAAGCAGTTAATGATTCTATGTTCATAGTTGTTAAACAGAGAATTCGGAAGGTCTATACTTACGGAAAATAGATAATAACTCGTTTAGTGGACTACCATTAAATTTATTGCCAGATATACCTAAATAATCGTTTTTACCGGCATATTCTACCACATATTTATCATCGCTCACTTCTAACTTTTTAACACCTTGTGCTTGAGCAGAAGTCCTTAGTGCAACTATACTAGCTAAAGCACGTTTTAAATCTAGAACTTCATTTGTGTTAGGCGTAGCAGTAAAATTGAATCCACTGGAAAAAACTACTTTTAACTGTCTTCTAGATATTGCAGAAGTAGGTGTTCTTTGGTAACGACGGAATCCGGTTACGCTATACTCATGTCTAAGCGAATATGCTAAAGTTAATAATACTATTTCGTTAGTGCTAAAATCTATTGTGTAGTCTTTATTTATTTCTAGTAGTTGCCATTCCTGAGTGGAATATAGCCCAAAGCGCGGTGGTAGATCAGAGCCACGTAAATATATCTGTGGCGCGGGAGAAGTTAAAGCAGGTGTCAAGGGGAATAGCAACCTTCCAGAGTTAGGAATTATCAATATCCTAGTATAGGAGTTTACTTCTAGTTGACGGTTAGCTCCGTTTACGCCTTCTACTAAAATTTGAGCAAGAGTAATAGCCGTGGTCAATGCTTCACCACTTATGCTAATCCCAGGTGCATATTGCAGACATTCGGTATTAGATAACCACGGCATATTTAAAACTCCTTATGAACCAAAGTATTCTAGGTATACCACAACTCTACCAGCTGTTAAAGCTGCTGTACCTACAACAAGATTTAAAATGGATTTATTAGCTAGTTTAATTGGTGTTCCTAAGTTAGCGGTACTACTTGCTACTGCGCCACTGCCATTTATCAAAGGCACTTGTTTAACACCAACTGCGTCAACTCCTACGGTAGATAAAACAGCAGTAGTAACTAAAGTTGCTTCTACAGTGGGCGTAGCACCATAAACAAAGTTTAACCCAAAAGTTGCACTACCTCCGCTAGTTACTGCTTGTTGTACGTCTAGGTAGGCTTTATAGATAATACTACCAGCTGGTAGTTCTAGCTCAAGTGGAATGTTACCTACTGCTCCACCTGCTTCATCAAATCTATAAACCGCTTTAGCAATACCACCGACGGTATCAAGTTGCATACGAGATGGAATACTGTTTTGTCCAGGCATTTATTTACTCCTATTCTTTAGTTGTTTCTAGGACATTCCGGAAAATCAATTGGACAGAAGATAGAGCCAGTTAGATTGGTTCTTTTCTTTAATCCACAAGTCAAGCATATCCCATCATGTCCAAACCCTAGGTGTGCGGGTGGTACAACAATACTGGTATCTACTTGGTTATCTTCCTGTGTCTGTTGCTTACTCTTTTTGGGTCTTACTGGTTTTTCTTGAGTAAGACCCACTTCTAGTAGGTCTTCACTCATTGTTTAAACCGCTGCTTTTACTGTTTGGACTTCAATTACGCGTAGCTGTTGTGGTACAGAGCTTGTATCTGTATATCCAGATGGGTCTACGTCCATAGCAACAAAAGATTCTTCAGAACGCCAAATAGCACGACTAGCACGACCGAAGTCGGTATCGTCGTCAAATTTGACTTGCATTTCAGTACCAATACCACGTCCAATTGAGTTAGCACCAAATGCAAAACTAGAGTGCAATGTAGTGCTACCAACAGGAGCTGCAATAACGCCAGGAGCGCCAGTAGAACCAATACCGTAGTTATTGGTTTCAAAAATCATGAAGTTTTCAAAGTCTCCAGCATAACCAGAAATACGGTCTGTTTCACCAGGACTAATCAACGCTGGGTTTAGATACTCAGTCAAAGTCTGCAACTCTTGTGGAGTAGCTGCGTGCCAAAGAGTATCATAACTTTGTTTTAACTGAGTTAAAGCAGTAGAGTTAACTACTAAACCGTATTTGTTGCCTATGTACGGAGGAATAGCTAATTCTTTCATATATCCGTATAAAGATGCTAGGAATCGGCGGGTTAAAGTACCACCATCATTAGCAATTAATGCGTCTGTGCTAACGTTTTCTTTCTTGTTATAGACGACTCTAGTGGTAGGCTCCCATAGACTACGAATCTTTAAGTCTTCCCACAAATAGTAATCTCTCAATAAGTTACGATTAAGAATGCTAATAAGGTCTAGCATTGAATAAGCTGTAACAAAGTTAACTAAAGTTACAGGAGGATATTGAGAATTACGTCCTAGACCCCACTCTTTCAACTCAGCCGTAACAACGTTGGTTGCTAAAGATTGGTTACCAGAATCAATTCTTGTGTAGGTAGAAGCAGAAGATAGCAGCCTATCATCTGGATGTGCAGGGCCTGCTAAATAAGCTGCTCTAGGAATTTTTACAGTGTCTCCTAGTCCTTTACCAAAGTCAATTACTGTATCTGCAAACTGCCAAAATACAAAGCCTGGACGGTTGTTAGTACGCATGATAGAAGACAATACGTCTAAGAAGCCACCAGTGATATCGCCTTTAGCTGTAGCAGCGTCCTTAACTACACTAGAACCACGTAAAAACCCGTTGGATTTACCCCAAGATTCTAGATCCTTTAGAAGATGTTTTCTGTTTTCTTTTGCATAAGCGTTTAGCTCACGGTTGTCGTAAGACATAAACTGCTTACCACGGGCATCAATTTTAGAAACTTTGTTAGCCTCGTCTCTAACTTCAAACCACTCTTTCAAAGAGCCTGCGGGAGAGTCAGACTTAGTGGTGGTAATACGATTGATGTTTGGCATATTTACAGATTTTTCTGACATAGGTGCAATGGAATTTCCAACTAATTTTTCAAGGTCTTTAAGCGTAACTTGATCTTTTTGGGCAGACTGCAAATCAGCTTCTAGCTTTGCTTTAGCAGATTCTAGCTCAGCCAATCTAGATTGCAGATTCTTGCTAATGTCTCGTTCTTGGGCAAGTTCTTTATTTAAAGAATCACGTACACTAGTAACTTTTTTGTTAAACAGCTCTTCTACTATTTCCAAAGAAACGTGCTTAGACTTTTCAGATTGTGTGGTATCCGATTCAGTCTTGGCTTCTTTTGTGGTTTCGCTGGAGTTTGTAGAATTTACGAAATCTACAGACTGAATGTCTGCAATAGTGCTTGTGCCTATATTTGATTCGTCTAATTCCGTGAGTGTTTCAGTCATAGGTTGTGTCATTTCTGATTCACCTTTTTCTTTTGGTAATTCGTGTTTTTGCGTGTCTAGAGAATTTATAGATTCTGTAACTTTTATAGAATCACCTACTGCAAATCCCTTGGGAGCTTGTTTAGCCTCTTTTTTACGTGCATTATAGGTGTCAATTACAGAGCCGGATAAGTCTTTAATGAACTTTCTTGCCATAGTTGTTTTTCTATTACTATGTTATAATTTTTGTGTCAAGCGTTAGGCTTGGCTAAAATAGTTTGATACTTGCAATAATATAATAGCCCGTTTCTATAGCACAAACTAAGTCAATTTTAAAATTAAGTAAAAATGCGTTTCACTAGTGGTACTACATTGACACATGTAATCAAACATAAGAAATGACAAGAGGGCTAATATGACAGGTTTTAGAAACTATAAAAAGCAAGCATCTTTTATCCGAGAAAGACGATTAGAAAAAGGCTTATCTTGTCAACAAGTTGCAATTTATGCCGATACTAGTCGTAGTACCATAATCCGTATAGAGCAATCTGGGATAAAACGAACAGACTTACTGCATAAAATAGCTAAAGTTTTAGATGTTAACCCGCTTACATTATTGGAAATAAGCTCTGACTCTATGTAAAACAAATCGGCTATAATATAATTAGCTCTGGTCAATAATTATGGCGGAAACATTAGATCTTCAATTTAATACAAGTTATTTAGATCTTGTTGTTAAAAAAAGTGCTACAGCTAGTTTTGTTGTTACTGTAA